TGAAATGTCGTCGGCACTCGTCATCACACCTTCCAGTTGCCCTTGCTTTCTTTTCGGTTCTCGCGCCGCCACCATGCCATAGCGTCGGCCACCGCCTCGTTGGCGATGGCGTGGTCGTTGGCGTAGAGCGCACTGTCCTGATTGTAGGCGTCAAGCTGCGCGGCCAGATACAGGTGGTAGCACTCGTTGTGCCCGTCCGGCAGCAGCAATTCCATATCCTCGACGCTCACCTTGAGGGTGGGGGCTTCCGCCCCCATCATCTCGGCGATTCGGTGCTCGAGCACCATGAGGATTTCCGCCTTGCGCGGCGTACTCAGCTTATTAGGCCGCAGCGCGTCCGCGTCGCGGATGGCTTTCAGCAGCTTCATCACTCAACCTCCGTAAAATACTGCCCTACCAGCTCATGTGGCAGATACTGCAACACGATCTTCCCGCCCGCAGCCTCGCCCGTGCGCTCGCAGAGATACGCCTTGCCGTCCTCGCTGTCGAGGTAGTAAAGGCCATAGGTATATTCCATGCCGCGGCTCGCGGGGATGGGGTCATCCTGCGTGCCCGCGTGCTCCACGTCGACCACGACCCACAGCGCGGGCGTCGCGGCGGGGTTCCAGCCCTCCTGCGAGGTGTGCGCCTGCTGGCACTTGTAGAGCTTTAGGCCCATATCAATAGTCTCGCTTCGAATGTCCCCTGCCTTGTACTTGGTATTTGGAGCCCACTTGTCAAAAAGTCTTGCATTCTCAATCATAACTGCTTTATCAATATCTCCCTTCTCACTTAATGCGATGAATGATGTCTTCCCCGCGATGCTTGCATCGTTAATGAGGGCACGCATTTCTTGTGTAATCTCTGTATACCGATAGTGCTCTTCGATCCGATACAGGTCATACTTTTTCTCACTGTTCTCCGCCTGTCCGTACTTCTCGACCACGCGGAATCTGTCGCAGATGACGCGGTCGTCATAGACGCGCCGCGTCTCCACATAGCCGGACAGATCGGTATGCTCATCCCCAACGGTTTTCAGGTTTTCAAACATCTGACCGTCTACGCGGTCGGTGCCAAAGATGTAGTCCATCTGCTCCATTCCTTTCTCATATAATCTCGCACGATCTGCTTGAGCTGCTTTTGCACCCCAGGCAAACCGAGCCTTTGATATAAATGTGTGCTGCTGCAATGGCGCAGCTGACCGAGACGAGATAACAGTCCAAATGCCAGCGATACTGGGATCGGATTGCCGCGCCTCATCTTGCGTCTCATGCTGTTGATTTGTCTTTTCAGACGGAATAAATTGCGCTTTCGCAGCAGCGTATATCCCCTTCCGTAACGATAACCAAGCGCAGACGGCAGTCTCGTCTTTGTCGGAAATTTCTGCCAGTCACCCTTGAGAGCAAGACCATGTGCCCGCAGCCATTCGTCGATCATTTTGATTGCCTTATCGAGTTTCCTCTTGTTGCTGGCAAACAGTGTGAAGTTATCCATGTACCGCAAATAGTGCGTGACCTCAACACCACTCTCTCGGATCATGTGGTCAAGCGGCTGCAAGAACGTGTTGGCGAACCACTGGCTGGTATAAGCGCCGATCATCACACCGTCTTTCATCACTCGTTCGCACAGATTCAGTACACGCCGGTCTTTGACGAGCTGTCTCATGCGCGACATCACCATTTCCGGCTTGAGGCTGTCATAAAAATGATGGATATCCAGTTGGGCGCACCACTTTGTACCTTTTGGATCATCTCGCATCCATTTCTTAATGGCAGTCATACCATAGTGGATGCCACGTCCTCGAATGCTGCCGCAGCAGTATGGGTCCATGCCGCGCATCATAACTGGTTGTAGGACCTGTACCAAAGCATGATGGACATATTGATCGGGCCAGAGGCGTGGTTCATAGATATCTCTCCACTTGCCTGCGCTTTTATCCCAGCGGCGTTTCTTACGTGCCGGGGATGGGTCAAATCCTCTGACAATGATCTCGCGAAGCTTAACAACGCTTGCATCAAGGTCCTGCTCGACCCACAGCACCGTCTTATCTGGCCGGTGCCTCGGTCTCCACCGATGTGTTCGGTTGACTTCCGTGATCGCCATTCTTAAATTATCGTCACTGATCAGGGTTTCGTATAAATGGTTAACTCGTTTCATTTAGGAATAGGCTCACTCTCCTTGTTGCCTCACGGTCGTTCCAGCGTCCTTGCGGATGTACTAAACCGTGTCCTATCGGCATGATCTTCACCAAGAGGTGTGCGACTATCTTACCCATCTATGTAAACCTTTTCAGGCTTACGGAGAAGTGAGTGGGCATACCGGCCCATTGGCAAGGTGGCGGCAGCCGATGTTGCTGTTCGAGTTCGAGGCCGTGTTGTTACCGTTCAGGTAGAACGCCCCGTGGTTCTGGTTCTGGTTGTAGTTACCACCAACGTGCAAAACAACGCCAGAGGAGTTGTAGTTGCAATAGTCGTCACAAAACCGGAAACAAACACCGACTACTGGTAAGATAGCCCCAAATAAAAATTTCACATACTAACTAAAAATCCGCAGAAGGGGTTGCGACCCCCTCTGCACTCCCCCCTTAGGGGAGTTTTTGGAGGCGGCAGCCGATGTAGCTGCTCGAGCCCGAGGCCGCGCTGTCACCGTTCAGGCAGAACGCCCCGCGGTTCTGGCCCTGGCTGTAGTAACCACCAACGCGCAAAACAACGCCAGAGGAGCTGTAGTAGCAATAGTCGCAAACGTCCGTACTTTCACTGCCGCTGACCGCTAACGGATACAACGCATACTCAAATCCGGTGGCAGTGGGAACGCTCCATGCGGAAATATAACCACTGGACGTCGAACGTGTGCCGATCTTTGTGCCGTTAGCCGTATCGCTGAAGCTGGCAGGATTCTTGACCGCATAGACGTTAGAACCCGAGAAGTAAATGCCGTCACACCAGTCATAGACATTATCCCATAGACCTTCGATGTGGCGATACTGGACACTGCCGTACGTTGTACGACTGGCGGCGTTGGTTCCGGTATGATACGTCATAGCGTCCGTAGCCCCCATTGAGAATGTCGAGCCACCAGAACTGCATCCATAACCGATCACATTCTGGCTGTTCCAGTCGGCGTATTCGACCAGATACAGCATCATGATCGTCCAGTACATCGCAAAGTCATACTGCCAAACGTTGCTGCCGAGGTTATGGATGTTGGTTCGTGCGGTTGAGCGCGTAATATTGCCAAGAGGGCTGACACCACTCGTGCTCTTGTAACCGCTCGCACAATGATAACGGCCAACATAAACGACGTCGCGCTCTCCGCTGCCATCGCCACGGTCGGCGTGAGCGGGAGACACGTAAAAGCCATCCTGCTCAGCATCCGCGATTTGCAGTGTCATCTGGTTGCCGCTCTTTGTCCACTTGTACCAGTATTTCGGGATAGAAACAAGCTTGCCGCACGTCGCGTCGTCTACGATCTGCATACCGCTCCACGGCAGAAGCGCGTCAAACGGAGACGAGCCATCACCATTATTGACCGCGGCCACAGGATCAGCAAAGCCCGCTGCGTCATCCGTGCGGCTCCACTTCGTCGTGCTCGTGCCGTCCCAGCTGACACCGTAGATAGACACAAAAGCGCACTTGACGGTGCACGCCTTGCTGGGCGGCGCAGTGTAATTGCTGTCACCAGCAACTGTTACCGTGACGCTGGCCGTACCGCTCTTGGCGCCCACGCTTGTCACCGTAACCGTCTTGCCACTGCGGCTCACACTGACGATGCTGCTCGAGCTGGACACGGAAATGCCGCCAGTAGAATTCGTCGCGATCGTAAACGTATCGGATGTCGTACCCGGCTTGAGCGTCAGCGTCTCTGGACTGAGCGTCAGCGTGCCCGTTGCCTTGCCAATGCTCCATGACACGGATTTCGCCGCAGTGGTGTTGTCGGCCCAGCAATAAAGGCTGGTGTCTTTGAGTGTGAACGTCGCATTGTAGCTGCCCGCGCCGGTCGCGCTGGTCGTTCCACCGATCGTCATCTTGCTGGTGTCATAATTGCTCCACGTCGGGCTCTGCGCGCTTCCTGTATAGGCCAGTGTCCCGCTCTGAGACGGGACCGCCACACTCGTTTTCGTCACCGTAATCGCCTGATCCGCCGTCTTCGTCACGCCATTCTCGGTGTACTGAATGGTGACTTTGGTATCGCTTACTCGGAGTGCTGTGCTTGGCTCGTAATTGTACCCAGTGCATTTCAGCGTTGCGCCGTTAGAATAAGTTGCCGTTACCACCATACCGGCAGGATCAAATGTCTCGCCCGCCTTGTAGGCCGTCTTGGCGGGTGGGACCGTAATGGCAATGCCGGTCAGTTTGATGCCGCCGCCACTACCGCCAACCATGTTAAACACTAAGCTCATGCTGTTGCCTCCGTTCTCAGAATGTTCACGACCAGATCGGTCGAGGGCGCTTCATTGCAGTGAAAAACCATCTGGCCGTTGATGGTAACGTTGTCTGCGTGAATGACGGCCTCCGTGAACGGCTGGAAACTGCTGTCTCCCGGGCCAATAACGTAAGCATATCCGTCCGCAAGAAATTTCTCGTTGCTAACGGCCTGAGCATTATTGCTCCACCCGTTGGCGGTCAATGTTACTGTAAACTCATCTGATACAGCATCCTTAAACGCCAGGCTGCCGAGGTCGCTGAACCACTTGGCGATCTTGCCGAACAGGGTGCTCAGAGTTTCGCTCGTCGCGATGTTCGCGCGCGTCGAGGCCGCCGAGAACGCCGCCGTGACGCTGCTGCCGTCCCCCGTCTTGTCGAGCTTGCCGGAGAGGTCGACCTTCTCCGC